AGTATTACAGTGTATATCTACAGCTAAGCCCTTTAAGTGGCTAGACCCGCCTATACCGTTAGCGTCTGGCATCTTACCACCTACCTTAGCGTTATGGGCCTCTGTTCTATAACCGCTGTTTATTACAATAGGTTTACCGTATACATCGCGAACGTCGTCTAATATCTTTAAAAGTTTTTCGCTCATAAGTTGCCCGCTACCTTGTACGTCTGGGCTGTCAAACTCAAAATAGTTAAAATGTTTCAAGTCCATATCTTAACAAAGGTTACAAAAAATACATATTTCGCACATAATTACTTTTTTATATTTTTAAATATAAAGCTTTCGCCAGTAACGCTAAGTTTATCTATAACTTCGGTCTGTAGATCACGTAACATTTTTTCTATTTTATCTTTTTCTTCTACGATTTGTTTTACTTGCGCTTCTAGGCTTTCGTTTCTAGCTGTAAGGTTAGCCACTTCTTCGGGGTTCTTACCTATAAATGTATATATAACAACTGACAAGCTGCCAACTAGCATACCTACAATTACTTTAAAAATATCGTTATTTGAGTCTGGTATCTGAAAAAAGGCTAAGAATAAAAGTAAGCCCATAACTAAAAAGAAAATAATACCAGCCCCTATATACCCGCGAAGTTCTTTGTCTTTAAACATATTATAACCTATCTATTACGTTTTGAATTTCTAATAAATCTACGTCAAGTTTAAAACTTAAATCGGCGGCCCACTGTCTTACTGGCTTACTACCTTTATAAACTATAACTATCGGTACTGTCTGTACTTGTTCTTTAAAACCGCCGTTTTGATCTTCTAGCCAAGCGAATTTTACAGTACAATTAATAAGCCCGTTTAAATCTATATTGTGGCTCTTATTCCATTTAGAGTTTACTTGTAGTACTGTAACGTCTGTTTTAACATCGCTTTTAACGTCCTCTGTTAGCTTACCAGGGGTAAACAACAAAAACGCTAAAGCAATAAGTAAACGCATAGTTATCTAAGTTCGTACAAACGCTGTTCTATTATTTCTAATTTCTCAAAGTTTTTTTCTATTAGTTCGCGGTTATTCATTATTTCGCTACGTATGGCGTTATCTTTTAGGTCGTATTCTTGGCGCGTTATAACTGGCGCTGGTTTTTCCATAGCCTCGGCTATCTGGCCCCTAAGGTTTACGTAAAACGCTGTAGCTGTTGATATTGCTATTACTAAAGTTATAATAGTTTCTAAGCTTAATTTTACTTTAGTTTCTTTTGATATTTCAGCCATAACAATTTATTTATACAAAGATAATTATATTAAATAACAAATTATTTTTCCGTGGGTACAGCTTATGTTATCAAAGTGTCCAACAATATCGCAAGCTGCCTCTACGTTCGTGATAGTTATTGAAGAATCGCCGCCTGTTGTATTGTTATCAGCTGTAAAAGAAGAATTTTTTAAGGGTCTAATAGTGTGATAGTACTCGTTAGCTGGGGTGCTATCGCCACTTTCTAAAACCCTACAGCCAAACTGTCCTAAATTTGACTTTTGCCATATATGCGAGAAATATAAATCATTAGCCATATTTACTTTTTTTATTCGTCTATTTCTATTTCGTTTTCTAGTAAAATTTTAGTCCATTCTTTTTGTTCAGTAAAATAATCTATTTCAATCCAATTACAAACTAAACACTGTTTAGGCGAAATGGACCCATAGCTTTTTATTTCTGTTCTTTCATCGTTATAACAGATAAAAAAAGTTTTAACACTTGGGTAACTTAATTTTTCTTTATTACTCATATCTAAATTTTTAGGCAGCCCCGCCGTCTGTTAAAGTCCAGTTATACGTATTTACTAAAGTGTTTCTTGCTGCTTCGGCAGCACCGCCAGCTGTATATTGTGAATTACCAAAATCACAATTTACATCACTTTTTAAGCTTTGCGCGGCCCACCCTATAAGTGTCGCGTCGTAGTTAGCTGTAGATAATGTAACATTATTAAGAAAATTACTTAAATTACCTACGCTTGTCATATCCCAGTCAGCTAAACTTTGGTCGAAATTTATTGCATCTTGTAACATTCTTTGCATATTTACGTCACCACCGTTTAAAATAGTCCAATTACCTATAGGTTGATTAAATCCGATTGCATTTCTAAACGTTTCCCTAAAAAAAGTTACGTTGCTTACGTCCCAGCTACTTATATTTTGATTGAATAAGTCGGTATTTTTAAAGGCGGAAGTCATAGAAGTAACGTTACTTGTATTCCAGTTAGTTATATCTGAATTGAAGGGTTCTACATCATTAAAAATACTATCTAAATTTGTAACGTTGCTTACGTTCCATTTTGATAGATCGCCTATAAAATTATCGCCTTGCCTAAAAGTACTATTTAAAGAAGTAGTAGATATTATAGGTACATCTGTTGCCGTTGATATTAAATCAAAACACTGCTGAAAAGCTCTAGTAGTATTAATATCAAGTATACCCCAGTTTTTAATTTCTAGTATTTTTCGTTTATCGTTATCGCTTCCAGAATCAATAAAATTAAACCCTTGTAAAGTTCCTGTAATTTTTATTTCATATTGACCTACAGCGCTATAGGTATGTAATTTTTCTGCTTGATCGTAAGCGGTTATAGTATCTTTAGTACCGTCGCCCCAGTCTACTAATATATCAACAGTACCGTTATCAGTAAGGGGTAATTTAAACTGGTTATTGTTTGAATCGTCTAAATATGCGCTATAAGTTCTAACTGTAAAAATAAACGGCCTTTGTACTGATATTTGTTCTATTCTATTGCTAACTTCTATAATTACCCTGTAATAGGTATAGTCGCTAGCGTCTTCTTCTAAATAGTTTATACTTTCGATTTGAGTAGTAAATACGTTAAAGCCTTCGGCGCTAAGATCAATATAGTTTGAAGTTCTAGTACGTACAATTTCTAGTACTTCGTCTGTTATTAAATTGCTATCTAGTTCGCCGCCACTATCGCCAGTAAAGCGTGTAACGATTTCTAAGCGCGTTATAACTTCGGTTATATACTTTGTTTGGTTCTGGTCTATTTCGTCGTTAGAAACGCTGTAAATACGTATATAAGGAAAACTAGCGTCGCTGGGTACCCTGTTATAAATAGGTACACTAGCGCCCCTTAGTAAAACGTTACCGCTTAATTTTGTTATATATGCTTTACGTACTTGGTGTATTACTTCTTTCATATATTATTTTTTATATCGTTATCTAGTCTATTTAATAAGCTTTTTAAAGCTATTCTTACACTAGGAAAAAAGAACGGTTGGGGCTTTATATCTACTGTACGCTGGCCTTTACCGCCAAATAATTTTTTAATATCAGACGCGCTAAAACCTAGTAGCCTAGCTTCTTTAGTATCTATATGGCGGCCAGTGCCAAACTCTTGGTAAGGCGCGTACTTCATATTATAACCTACTTCTACTTTGCCCTTACCTTTAGCGCCATAGTAACCGCTTTGTTTTAGTTTACCAGTATCAAATGGAAAACCAGGGTTAGCGTTTGCTACATCTATAATATCGGCCGCTGTTTTAGTAAGTTGGGTACTTAGGTCGTCTTTAGCTATACGCTTTAAACCGTCTAATTTCTTAAACAGTTTATTTAGATCGTCCCTATTTATCTTAGCTTCCATTAATCTACTTTCGTCGCCTTTAGTGTTGTCATATAATCTAGATCAGCGCTAAACTTATTATTTAGTCTATACTGAACAGTGGACCCTTCAACTTCTATAAGGTCGTTATTTTGTAAGTTATCAGCCGAACGCTTACGCATAGTTATTTCAATATCTACGTAGCGCTGGCGTATACCGTTTTCCTGTTTTACTTCGCCGCCTACTTCTTCTATTTTAGCCCAGAACGAACCTACAGTAGTTTCGCCGCTGGTCCACCCGCCGAACCCGTCCGCTGTCTTGCTATTACGCTTAACAGTTATTCGTGTATTTAGTTGGCCCGCGTCCATTATACAAATGGTTTTTTATAGCTTGCTAGAATATCTTTAGCGCCTGTAGGTATTTCGCTTACGATTGTACCCGTTTTAAAGTCGGCGCGGTTATCGTAGTAAGTGCTTACTGTTTGTAGTATAGCTTGCTTTACTAGGCTATCGTTTAGGCCCTCGGTTACATACGTTACTTTTATTTCTTTTGCGCTACCGTCTTTAAGTTCTATAATTTCGTTATTTACCCCTTTAATTTCGTAAGTAGAAGTATTACCGTCTGTAGTTACACTAGATATACTAGCAACTGGTCCAAAGGGTAACTGTAGTCTAGGCGTTTCGTATTCGTCGTAGTAGTACTGGCCTTGGTTTAATTCCTTAACGTAGTACGTTCTATTCTTAGCTACTATATCGCTACTTATATAGTTTTCGCACCAGATACGCGCCTGGGTTATCATATTACCTATAAGTGTATCGTCGGCGCTGTTATCAACTCTTAGATAGTCTTTAGCTTCTTGTGTGGTAACTATTTCGCTACCAGTCGTACTATTTATTTTTATTTCGCGCATACTTAATTTTTTTCAAAAATACGAAAAAAGCGCCAGTAGATTGTGGCGCCCTTTCCTAACTAAAACTAACCAAATGAAAAAAACTCTAAGTGAATTGTACAAAGTTATTAAATTTATTTTTATAAATACCGTCTGGGCTTAACCTTATAGACTTTTGTTCAGTATTTTTAATAACAAAAAAACCGTCAAGTTCTTCAAAGTATATCGCAAAAAAATCTACTTCTTCTATTTTATAAGCTACATCTGTACGCCTTAAAACTATTTGTACATCGTTTCGGCGCCTTTTACGATTGTTTGAAACGTGTTTTATTTGTATTTTATACAGCTTGTTTTCTTTTTCTATAATAGCGTCGTAGGGGCTGGCATCAAGTAAAGGCATAGAAACGTTAAACCCGTTTTGCATAGCTATAGTAGCAAAAAGATATTCGGCTAAACAGCCGCGCTGGTTATTGTTCATTCTTGTTAAGTTACCCTAAGGTATAAAAAAACCGCCTAAGTAGTGGCGGTTCTTCTTAACATAAAACAATAATTAATTTACTTTACGCGTCCAGTATATTTACGCATAACGGTAAGGGCTTCGCCTAGCTTATTTAGTACCAGTATCTTTTTGGTTACTGGTAAATTATTAAAGCTATCGCTGTCTAATAGGTAAGCCAGTTCGGCTATATCATTACTATAATAATTATTTTCCATTTTCGTTATAAGTTAAAACAGCTAGGCCCAGTATAGCTAAGCTTAAAGCTGTTAATAAGTCGTTAAACAAGTATAGGCTACGTACCCCTAAAAGAAACATATACCAGCCTAGTATGGGTTTTAAATACTTCATATTACCCTAAATATAGATCGTTTACTAAAGTAAGTAAGCAAACGTAGGCCACTATAGCGGCGCCAGTTATCAAAAAATAAATTAAATCACTTATAAAGTTTTTCATATCTAAAAAAGTTTAATTAATCCAGTTATAAGCCCTATATAAATAAACATAAATAAGGCGCTAAAAATGTTGTCTAGTATCGTATTCATATTGGCTAAATTAAAAAAAAATTTTTAATTACAAAAAAAAGGCCAAAAAAAAAGCCCAGCGTAAGCCAGGCTTTATAATAGTAATTAAGCTGTATTATGCAGTTTCTAAAGCTGCTTTATCTACGCTAAAGTCGCCATTTACAAACGCGTTAGGCAAGTAGTTTGTAAGTGCAACTCTCTCTTGTACTCTTACAGTTACGAACCCGTCGCGGAAATTTGTAGAATCAAATCGAGAAAACTCGACGCCTACGTTATCACGAATCCAAAGTTGTGTACCCATTCCAAAGTTACCAACTAGGTATTTATCGGAAGTAACCGCTGTAGATAAAATTACAGGGACCCCGTTAATACGTGGCTGTAGCCCTTGGTTCCAGTCTTTTACAAGGTATTCATTTTGCGACGATTTGAGTAGCAGAATCTTGTGAAAATCTGTAGGGTTGATCATAATATAATCAGCGCTGTAGTTAGCTAGTGCTAGCTGGTTTAACGCTACAGTAAGTACGTCAAACTCATTAGCGCTTTCAATAGCTAAAGCAAAACCGCCAGCTGCAAAGTCAGTTGCATCGGTAATAATACCGCTAAGGTTAGGCGCAACTCCAGAACCGTTAAGAATCTGGTCGTCTTCAACAGATAACAATTTTTCTGGCGCACGTGCCGACAAGTAGCTTGTAAGCTGTGGCGTATCGGCTAGCATTTCTTCAGAAATTCTAAAGTATGTACCGATCTTACGTACGTTAGCGTCTGTAGCTGTCATATCAAAATCAGACTGGCCTAAAGTAGCGCCCTCGGCTTTAGCCGCGCCGCCATCTGTATAGCCACTCTCTTTTACATAACGTACTACGTCGCTGTCAGTTGATCCAGTAGGGATAAGCTGGCGTACGTGTACAGAACGTGTAGGGTCAAATTTGTACCCTGGTACTCTGTCAGCTGGGATAACATCGCCTGTAAAGTCAGCGCCGATAGTCATATCAGCCTTAACTTCAAAAGACGCGCTACGGTTATTACCGTTTCTTAGGCTGTCAATAGCACCGTCGTTAATAGCTTGGTTAAGCGCACCTTTAAAAGTAAGGTTTTTAGATACGTCCGCTTGCTTTTTATTAGCAACTTCGTAAGCATCAAAACGCTCGTTAAAGCTTTTTGTCAAGTTATCGATTTCGTTTTTAAGCGCTTCGTCGGCTTTGCC